GCGGAAGTCCACCTGTGGAACATCGTTGATCGGATCCAACTGCGCTCCCCGGCCCGGAATAAAGCGATTTTCTCTTTCAAACGGCTCCACCCGCGAAAGTGCCTTACCAACTTCAATCCCAATGTCTGTCTCTATCCGGGGTCTGTTCATCAAATTCCGGATGTCTCGCTTGGCAAACAGTGCGTTCCTGATTTCCGCCAACTCAGGAATCAACATTTCGATATTCTTGATATGCCCATCCACCTCGTCACGCTCAGCCTCAGTGCGGATTCCGGGTATTGTTTGCCCCCTACGGTGGCCGACGCGGGCATACCGCGTAAGCCAAGCAACATTCTCTTGTAATACCGAAAGACGAGCACGGGCATGATCTTTTATTCCATCGGCATCCAATGCCAACAACTCCTTCGGAGTAAGAGCATCCACCATTCGGTTATAGCCAGCACCCATCGGATGCTCTTCCTCCCTCTTCAACAAGTCAGACAGGACTATTAGTTCGCCCCTCTTCCTCCGAAGTCTCCTGATGAATCGACCATGTCGATTGGCGGGTAGATCTGCATCAGGTCCACCTTCAAACTTTCCCAAAGACTCAATGGCAGCATCAATCAACTCCGGCGTCAATCTTCCAGCGGCTGCGTAATTAACAATGCTCATAGCATGATTATCTATCGCATCGATCTCATCGACCCTCCCGTATGGGGCGTTCTCCAAACGATCCAAATGAGTTATCACACGCTCGTCGTAATCAATTTCCTCAATCTCAGCAAGTAACCCCCTCACCTCAGATTCTGAATGGCCGTCAAAATCTCCATTGCCATTAGCCATCCCAACCTTACGCAGCAGATCAGCGGCTGCGATCCGTCGTTCGCCAACCGGAAGCCTTACAAGTTCCTCATACAGATTTGCATGTTCCTCAGAAAGAATCGCCTGCGCCCTGTCATCCGGGCGACGCTCAGAGAGCCGTTCCTTCAACCTCCTCTTGATCCCCGGATCCAGATGACCAGCAAAGCCCGGCATTATGTCTTGCAATAAGTGTTCGGCTAGTTCCGCATGTCGATCATTCCAAACGAGCCTCTCAAGAAGAATTTCGGCACGCTGACCGTCAGCAATTGCACGATCACCGTCACCTAGTAGGTTGCGTAAATCGTCAACCAGATCGCCAAGTTTGTTCCATGCAACCCCATGCTCGGCTATAAGTGCCTGTTTCTCCATCTCAGTCATGTTGACATTGGCGCGAACAGCGTCTTGTAAATCTTCAAGCGCAGCCTGCGCCCTCAGAACCGTCTCCAACGTATGTTGTTCCTCTAGATCCTCCTCGTATTTCCTAAACCGTTCTTCCCAATCCTCATCCATGGTCTCGTCAAAGCCCGGCCGTTGGTCCAACAGATCCCTGTACGGCCTCATGACACGCTCCCGACGTTTGGCAGCATGATCACGACGTTGTCGCTGTACCCGCCCTGTTGTCCGGCCTTCATCCGGAAACAGCCGACGAAGTTGCTCCACCTCAATCATGTCCAACAGAGCCGGACCATTCGGGCCAAAATTAAGCCAACCATCCTCCATCAGCCTCCGGCGAATAGCGACTAAATCTTGATCAATTATCTCGTCAAGAGGAACAGACAATGGATCATCGGCTACATCGCCACCGTCTGTATAAACAAAGTTCTGGAATAACGCCCGCTCCACTGCCCGACGCTCCATCTCAACTTCACCATCGGGAGAGAAGTCATCACCAAGGCGGCGCTGATCCGCATGAAGCCACGCCCGCTGCTGATCAAGCGTCCAGTCCCTCGCTTGAGATTCCCAATCACGACCTTCTTCCAATTGCGGCGACGGGCCGAAGGGATTCAAATTCGGCAGGAGATCAGCCGCGACCCGATCGACTACTACCCCTCCACCTTCGGCTTCTCGTTGTTCCCACCCCCGACGATTCCTCTCAGAAAGAAGATCCAACAAACGATTCTGAAGGTATTCAACCGCTATATTCGGTCGGCCCACTCCCAAAGCATCTATCTGACCCGGCAACGCGTCAATCTCATTAGCAATTTGATCGTCGTCAAGATCAGATACAGCCTCAATCCGCCTCGTAGCAATCGGATCCCCTGCGGCCCTGCGGTCTCGCTCCCGCAAGGCCCCCTCCAGCGCGGCAGAGACCTGTTCGTTATTGCCTACGGGATCAGCCAAATGCAACCGTGTAATCCTCGCATTCAAGTCATCATCGCTTAAATCTGCCAGATCAACTTTGGTCCTACCCGGAGTGGCGGCTTCGCGTCGGCGGTCCACTTCCAAACGAGCCAAACGTTGAATCGCTGCACGGTCTCCACGTTGTAGGGCGTCTGCTCTCAGGCCCAACCCCCCCTCGTCTCTCCTGCGTTCAAAGCCAGCATCCTCATTTCTAATGATGCGTCCAAGATCCTCTTCAGATATTCCCCTTAATGCAGCCTCAAATTGAGCATCATTAAAGAAACGAACTTCATCGACGCCCGAATCTGGAGTTTGTGGCAGACGACGATCAGCATCAAGTCTTGCGTCGTTATCTAACCGCACCAGAATTTCTTGTTCCAACCTCTCAAACCGATCCCATCGGCTGTCCTCGTCAATGAGCGGCACACGCGCCAACCCTTGAGCCAGCGTTACGGCCTCGTCTATCTGCTCTTGAGTCCACGCATCCGGTTCATCCAGAAGCGACTGGGCACGATCGGCCCGAACCCGACCTTCCGGATCATCGGGGTCCACCTCGGCGTCTACTTCGGCAATTCGGGGATCACGCTCTGGCTGCAAATCATTCAAGCGATCCCTAATGGAAGCCTGACGATGATCTATCTCTTCGTTGAGTTCTTCGATGCGAGTTTCGGGCAACTGAATATCTTCATGCGCTAGAACTCTTTTGAAATTGTCAAGACGCCACTGGCGAGCCGCCAACGATTCAACGTTGTCATCAGCGGTATCTGAAAGAATCATGGCGACACGCGTATCGTTCGCCCAACCCTGATCCAACAGGTGGCGACGATCCTCCAAGCGCACCATGTAATTTTTAACAGCATCCGACAGGTCGTGTTCCTGATCTCGGATAATCATATTGCCGTTTCCGTCGTCTACCCATTCCCAACCGCCGGGAAACGCTAACCGGATCCGGTCAAATTCAGCGTCGATCTCCGCAGCGCTGAGACCGTCAAACACATCATCCTCATCATCTAAGAACTCAAACGGAGTTCCATCTGAACCCAATTCTTCCCTAGCATTCCGGTTCATTTCCCCAAGAAGACGACGATTGATCTCGCGGGCGCGCCTGCGATGAGAAGGCGTTCTCTCACGATCGACTCCCCGCCTGAGGTCATTCATGCGATGATGAATCGCGGTTACCAACGGTCCACGACGGTCACCGGCGGGAACTACTTCCCGTATGGTCTCCAGCATTACGGCCAGTCTTGCGAACTCGTCTGCACCACCTCGGCCTTCCTCAAGAAGCGCTTCCATGCGCTCCCGACCACGCTCGCCGCCCTCGGCCATGTGATCTTCGGCTATCTCTCTGGCGGCCCATTGCCACCACTTAATAAGATCCGGTCGCTCGGGCAGAGAAGCATCAGGATCAGGATCACCGCCTCCTTGACTTTCAGGAGTTCCTTCACGTTGCCCTAGTGCTATTCGCTTTCCTAGTGCAAGTTCTCGCTTATAGTCTTCAGCGTCGTGCAGCGGCGGTTCACCTTCTCTTACCCGTAGTTCATTTTCAAGCATCATATGTTGGACGTAATAGAGCACACCCGTGGGGGCTTCGTCTTCCATCTCGTAATCACCATTGACGTAGCCGTCAAAAATCTCGTCCCTTGATTCCAAAAGCCGTGGCGTCTCCCAGTCCTCATACGGCCAGAACAAGTCCGGATCGCGGGCACCGAGAAGTGCCTCAAATTCTTCCTCTTGACCAACATCGGTAACAGGACGCTCACCGGGTGTCCATACCCTTGCACGATCCTGACCATCATTATCCAAACGAGATTGAAGCAGTAACGCCATCTCCCCGTCGGCCGCTGACCGGTCGTCGGCACCCAAGATGCTTGCCGTCCGCCGAGCGAGATATATGCGATTCTCGTCCCAATCCTCCGCCACGTTGAGCAGCATTCTGCCCCGCTCTAGAGGATCGGGTTCGTTAGCGAAGTTGCCATCCCAATCATCCCGGTCAAAGGCTTCATCAGGAATAGCGTCTTCATCACGATCAGGAGGATTTACATACTCCCTCCGCAACTGGTTCAAACGACCCTGATAAGGCCGCCTCAAACGATTATGAGCAAACCCGTCGTTGACCGCCACAGCCTCCTCAACAACCTCCGCCAGCCGTTCCAACTGCTCCCGCTCATCACCCTGTTCAAATAAGTCAGCGACAAGGAGTTGAATCAGCCGCTCCTGCCGGTTGATGTCCCCTTCTACACCCTGTTCGATCTGCTGCCGAATCTCATCCAGTCGGGTATCAACGCCCGGACGGGCCGGTGGGGTGAATGTTCCACGGGCCGGAAGAATGTCCTCAGCCGGAGCATCAATAATCTCCATCCAACCCGGCGTTCTGGAACGTCCACCAACATCCGGATCGGGTGGAAGCGGATCAGGATCTCCATGCTCGGCCTGTAGGCGGTTCAACTCCGCCATGCTTTCCGCAACCCGTCTATCGAGCCGTCTATTCCAAGCCTCTAGATTCCCGTCAAACTCTGGATCGTCTTGAGGCGAGTACCGACGATTCAGCCAATACGCAACCCGTTCTTCGGCTTCGTTGATCGCCTGTTGACCGGCATCGATTACCGGACCGTCTTCTCCTCGTAATTCCGCTCTCGCAATCTCGTAATCCAAATACTCTCTCCGCACGGCGTCCAACAACTTGCCACGCTCATTCAGAACCCCGTCCCCGTCGTAATACTTTCCGAACTTCTCTTCAAGTTCAGCCGATTCGCGCTCAAGATGAACAGCCCGCCCTTCAAAACCATCCCGCCGCCAACGGTGGACGATCCGTCTTTGCCACCATGCCTGTGCTGGCATCCCAACAGGACGATCAGCATTTTGACCGACCGGGAAGCGGCGATTGGCCTCATCAACTTCCCGCTGATTCGGCGCACGAACGCCCCTATTCTCAGCATCTCGGAAAACTTCGACAAGCCTCTGGCGGGCAGAATCCACACGCTCCTGCAACTGCCGGTTGCGTTTTGTAACCGCAGGATCCTCCCACTCGCCCTGCGACCTACGAGCATTTCTTTCTGCTGTCAACTGTCCAAGATATTCAGGGTTATGAGGTCGGCCACCTTCACGCTCACCCGTCAAGCCCTGCAAATACTCCTGATCCTTGATGTGGGCGTCGATCTGCTCATCAGTAGCAAGATCAATATCAATAAGAATCCCAGAGTCAGCGTCGTCTCCCGATGGCGCAACATCCGAACCCGCCCGGTCCGGGCGAACCGACGCGTCCTCTTCGCGATCGGGGGGATTCACATACCCTTCCCTTTTGCCTGTCGCATACTCCAGCAGTCGCCTCAGCCACTCTTCTGCGTACTCGTCGTCCTCATCCAATTTGCGACGGTGTTCATCACGATCAACGTCGGGCGGCAGTACCTGATCATCAAACTCCATTTCCCTTTCACGATCGGGTTCATTCTCAGCGCCAGCCTGACGACGGGCACCTTCGGCACGGATCGCCGCACCCCCCGCAACGTCCGCCGCGTTGCGGTCCTTCAAACTGCGATCCCTTCGACGCCTAGTGTGCTGAACCCCGGTGAAAGCAGCAATAAACGAATCCCAAAACCCCCGATAATTTTCAGGCATTGGTTCATCACCGCGGGCCGCTTCGGCCTCCAGCAAACGCGCAAGACTCGCTTCGCTGGTTGCCCCCTGCAAAACTTGTATCTGTTCGTCAAGTTCGTAGATCTCTTCGCGGGCTTCCTCCACTCGTGCCCGATCCCCTTCAGCGCGAGCGCGACCACGCTCAGCCCGCCGCAATCTGCGTTGACCCCGGCCACGAATCCGGCGCTCACGGCGACCGCCACGCAAAGGAGAGTTCCTGTGCTGACCGGGCTTATAGGTAATCTTCCTACCATCACCATCTACCAGCGACGCACTTGATGGCATGGCTCGCATCCCAGCAGCAATCGCCTGCCCCAACTTGCTTATGAAACGACTACCGGCAGGACGCTCCCAAATGGTGCCTTCCTGAACCAAGCCGTCGCCGTCGGCATCCCTAGCATTGTTGTCGTAGGGAACCACCTTTGGAATTTTGCCGATCGCCCGAATCTTCACTTCGATCGGATAGTTGTTATAGACACGCGCTCTCAGGGCGATTTCATTCATAAACGAGTCGGGAGTTTTAGTCCTCATCGCACTGACTCCAACCATGCCATCGCCTGCGGATACAACGCCTTCAAGTCTTCTATACCTTTATCCGTAGACAGGTAATAACGAGCGAGGGTTAGGGCTTCTTCCTTGTCCTTTTCCGGCGGGAAGTCTTCCAAAACATACTGAGCAACGATCTCCACGATTCCGATACGCGTTTCGTTATTGCGGGTCTTAATAAAATTCCGCATATCGTCCAGAGTGTTTTCGCTTACGTTACCCATCGATCATCGCCCTGTATTTTTCTAGAATCTTAGCGTCTTCAGGATTATCGGTATTCCCATATTTCGACTTAAAAGCCAACATGACAGCACTATCACGATAGAACTTGATACGCCCTTCATAAGGAACATCTTTGAGATCCTTTTCATAGGATCGCAAGCGAGTTGCGACTCCTTCTCCCTTACTCGCATTCCCTTCTACCAAATAATCGCCTGCACCATCAGCCACCACAATGGTGGGTTCACCCTCCACTTCATCGAAATCATCCATCTTTGGGAATATCAAGAATTCAGCCATTGTCTAATGTCCTATCAAGCCACTTACAATGTCATCTATGTCATCTTCAAGGTGCGTTATACGAATGTCCAACTTCTCCTTGTTGCTTGCCATCATCCGATCGAACGCAATCACATCAGCCGGAGTCTGGACAAGTCCGCCAGTGTTCTGAAGTAGCCGGGCATCTTCTACGATCGCATCCCAATTCTGAAGAAGCGCTGCTCTCAAACGGAATGTCCACGATTCAAGACTCTCCTGTACCTGTTCTCTTGTCAATTCCCCACCAAGTATCGCGTTCCTCAAGTTTTCTAGAAGATCGAAATGGCCACCATCCTCACTACCCATTTCTTCTCCCAAATACCGTAGAAAATCAGTGTTATTGGACCACCACGTTCTACCGAAATCGATCGGAAGCATGCCTTCGCCATCACCGAGAACCATAGAGTTCCATTCGTGTCGATCTGTGGCACCCAATGAGTAATTCAACAACACGTTATCCAGTCTCGCCAATACGGCCGCAGGGGTTTGTATCTCCGATACAGCGCGCGCACCAGCGTTAATTTCGTCAATGAAATCAGCGACAGTCATAACCGAATCAACGTCCACAACGTTGCCGCCCAACTCAGCAACAATCACTGGACGCATACGATCCGACCCGTTGGCCATGGTCCCTCCCCACCCAAAGCCCATCAACCCTGCTAGTTCCATACCGATCAACTCAGCGGACTGGGAGTCAAAGCCATCCCGATCCCAACCTGTGTCGGCTTTCTTTACGATCACTCCCTGCACCGTCTTTTTTCCATCCGCACCACGCAAGAAGTAGAGCACTGGATCGCTAATACCAAGGTCTCCCTCTATCCGCCTGAAGCGCGTATCCGGATCTCTACTCAATTCTGACGATGCCCCACGCAGGGCTTCCGCTATGAACTCAGAAGGAATATCAGTCAACGGCGTTATGTAATTACCATCGTTATCCCTTCGATTAATCAACTCAATAGCGTCATCAGCGGTGAAGCCCGCAGGCGTCGGAACAACCCTCAACGCTTGACGACCACCGAGATCTTGAGTCGAATCGACTCCGGGTTCAATCAGATTGTCCATATTGATTGCACGATCAACGCGACGTTGTAACCCACCTCTAAGATCCCGACCGGGCACCGCCGCTACTTCCAGTACCCCTAATGCCTCTCCAAGAGCCTTATGACGATCCCGCATCTCAGGCGAAACGTCCATGTTGTTAATTTCCAAACCCTCTATCATCGCGTCATATACGTCAAATTGTTCGCGAATCTCATAATCGCTCATCTCTTCAATCGGATCCCTGTGGGGCCTAAAGCCCCTGTTCGGACCCAACCTGAGACCACTATTTCTAATCAGTTTTCCAAGATCAGACTGATCGGGATCAATAACCATATTCCCACCGGAAAAATGGGCATGATCTATCCACCAAGTTCCGTACTTGTTGGCCTGCTCCCCCTCACCGCCTTCCAGCGGGCCGCCGAACGGCAGGATCTCTCTCCACGGATGTTTCCCGCCACGATTGAGAACTCCATGCCCGTGCAACAATGTCACCGAATCGTGATTCCTACCCCAAGCCTGTACCAACCGTTCCATTTCTAAATTCATGCGATCATCCATAATGATCGACTCACGACCTGCGGCATATTCGGCAAGTTCCAGACCGAAACGCTGGATCATCGCTTCAACCTTCCACGGATCGCTGAAGCCCATCATCCCCCACACAACGGAACCATCATCTACCGCAGTCAGATGCACGGTCTTCACATTCAACGCTTGAAAGTGCATCCAAGCGTTGTGATTAAAGAAGGTTTGGAACCCCTTGCCTTTCACTCCATACTTTTCAACCGTGTCTATCCAAAGATGATCGTTCTCTATGTGCCCCTTCACATTGCCCTGAGCATCCCGCTTGAAATTAATCCTTCTCTTCCAATGAGAATTGGAACCCGGCTGAGTCCATTCACCGGCTCTCGCCATCAGATTCCCATCCGCATCGAAAACATCCGTAGGTGGCTTAAACTGAATTATCGCAGAGTCCCCGGTGCCAACATCGATGAATAATCCGTTGCCATCGCCACTAATACTAATCGGTGGTATGTCCCTTCCAGCCGTGCCAACGGTTCTCCAAAGGTATCCGTCTTTTCCCTCCCATGTTCGGCGCGGACCCAGAGAGAAAGCCTCCGCGACCGCCTCCGTAATAGCAGCCTTATCTATTTTGGAGAGTGCTTCCCCACGGCCCAATCGACCCATCAAGTCATCGATGTCAAGACCGTAAGCCGCCCAACCCAACCGAGGCATCTGGCCCCTCCGACGCCAAACATTCTCAACAAGGTTCGTGCGACGCTGAACGATTCGTTGCACTATCTCCTGCAAAAAGACATCATCTTCTTCTGGAATCGATGGTTCTGGCGCATCCGGTGGGTTATCAATCGCACGAACATGAGGTATGTCGCCAAGGTTTCCCAACATGCTCTCCATTTGACGCAGGGGACCATCAAGTCGGCCCTGTGCCCTTTCATGTAAATGCCCGTAGAAGTGCGCTCTAGCCAATCGCCTCAACGCAACCGTGTCACCACGATCCTGCTCCCAAGCCCTTCTAGCCTCAGCAATCAAGTCGATTGGGTCTTGTAACTCAACGGCTTTAAACGCTTTCTGTACATCATTCAGTCTGGTATGCAAAAGTTCTGGACGATTGAGAACCCGCTCGCCGTCGTCGCCTCCAAACCTCATTGCACTCTCTATTGCGGTCAGCATGTCTGCCAAGTTGGTGGCAGCCAACACTTCAACTGGTGCATCACCACCCCAAATCTCCGGATCGTGAAACAACTGAGCCAACATTTCATTCTTATTGAAATCAAGCACCCTGTCGTAATCGTCACCGAAGATACCCATGTCGTCAACGGCGGCAGCCAGATTCCGTAGTTCCAAGCCCGGATTGACACCACGATCCATATCATCTTCCCAGTTTGCAATCGCAGCGTCCAACAGGTCGGCAATCCTGTTTCGACCCTGATCATCCCTCAACCGCTGTGCTGCGTTCCAAACCCTGTCCGCAATCTGCTCCGCCTTAGCGACTCGTTCCATATGAGCCTGATCAGCAGCGCCTTCACCGCCCAACAGATCAATCAATCCATCTAGCGGTAACGGCGTTCGGCCGTCTCCGTCTGGACTCAACGGGCGATCAAGATCTAGCAAACCTCGGCTTAGCAGTTCATCCTGAACCGCCACACGAGCATTCCTAAAGGCATCACTAAAATCCGTCAATTCCGGTGGATGGTTTGGAGCGTTTATCCATGCCTGCAACTCCTCATCGCTCCAATCCTTAACCTGAGCGACAAATGAGCCGTCAGCCAGCGTGCCTTCGGCCCGGTCTCTGTCAGGGTCATTACGCCACCCCACAAATTCCCGCGGCGCTGCACCCCGCACGGGAAAATCTTCATCAGCCATCGCCTGAGCGTCAGCCACCTCTTGCGCTGTCCGTCCAAGCGGCCTCTCACGGGCCTCGCCCCGACGGACAAGTTCTCCGTTTAACAAATCCTCCAGTTGTTTGAGAGCGTCAAGATCATCACGCCACCCATGATCCCTAAGCGCTTGGATATGATCGCCTTCTTCTCGCCGCCGGATGTATGACTGGTCCCTATGGAGTCCAACCCGCAATACCTGCAACAAATCAGAGTCCATTTCAGCCAGATACTCACGAATCGCTGACATTTCGCCAAAGTTGGGCATCACCCGTTGAGCCTCTGCTTGATTGGCGTTCAGAATCGCTGATATTTCTTCCCTGACTCGCTCTCCCTCTGCCCGCTCGGCCTCAAGTTCTGCCACATCGATACCCTCTTCATGCGGCCTTGGCACAAGACCCGCAGTCCCCCACACGCGTGCCTCGTCACGGTCGATGCCTAGAGCATCCAGTTCTTCCTCCAACTCTGCAAACCGACGTTCTTGCAAGAACGGACGATCCAAAGGATCGGGCCAAGCATCTTCAATCTCCCGCAGTTGCAGTTCTATGTCTCTAACGCCCATGTCGGCAGGTCGGACAGGAAACGCATCCGCCATCACCTCGTGAATATCTCGGTTCTCACCGGGAGGCAAGTCGCCGGGAGCGGTACGCCTCCTCCCCAACTCTGCCTGAATCTCTCGCATCAACGGTTCGCCACCCATCCGTTCGATGTGACGATCCTGCGCCATCCGGCGTTCGGCAACCCTCAATTCCAGTTCAGACCATCGATCAAGCGGGTATCCGCTGCCATTCTTGAGTCGAACATCGCCTTCTTGATGGGAAACCAAATCATCAAATAGCGCACGCTCTACTGCCCGACGATGCGACGGAACCTCATGATGAGGTGGAGGCCCAAGGCCGTCAGCATCAAGCCACGCCAACCGCTGCTGGTTGGTCCATTCCTCCGCCTGTTCACCCCAATCTCTACCCTCTTCAAACTCGGGTACCGGGCCATACTGGTTAGGGGTGCGACCCTCCCCCGGAGGAGTGCGGGGAGGAGATCGGTCGTCGGGCCGCCGTTCCGTGACCATCGGCTTCCCGTCGCGCTCAGCGCGCAACTGCTCGTTGACCACCCGGCCACGAATGTTTATATTGCCATCGTCGTCGTAGTACCGACCGAAACGCTCCTCATGTTCCGCAATGTCCGCATCACGATCGCGATCGCCGCCGGGATCCCAACCGTCTTCACGCCAAAACGCACGCTCTGGTAGCCGATGCCGGAATCGATTCCTGACGTTCCGGCGGGAACGATCGTCCGGCAAACTTTCTTCTTCTGGAATGAGATTTATCAGCGCCTGACCGATAGCGGCATCGTCCTCGTCAGTTCTCTTCAAAACCTCAGGAACGAGACCCTCTGCAACTTCCTTGATTATCTCCTCCCGTGATTTACCAGTTACCTCTTGAATCCTTGCCTCGTCGTCGTCCCTAACCGCCTGTTCGCCACGGCGACCGAAAATCTCACGAATCCGTTGGCCCAAGGCGCGCGCTTGCGCTATCCGTTCTTCGTCTCGCCCCCAGTCAATCTCTGCGCCCTCTGCCCTATCACGCTCACGAATTCGCTCTTGTTGACGTTCCTCTATCCGAGCCATCCGTTCCTGAACCCGTTGGGCACGATCGTTACGCCGCTCTTCCCTGCGATCGCCCCTAGCCGCACGGCGTTCCCGCCTAGCGTCACGACGAGCATTCTCTGCGTCGAAATCAACTTCAGCGCCCATCTCGCGATCACGCTCACGGATCCTCTCCGCCTGACCTTCCCTAATACGCTCAGCGCCCTCCTGAATACGACGACGACGTTCATCGCGTCGCACCACCCGTCGATCACGCCGCTCACGACCCCGCTCACCGCGTGGGTCACGACCCTCCATTTCCTCACGTTCCTGTCGTTGTCGCTCTTCTAGTTCACGCCGCTCGGCATCAAAGTCTTCGCGTCGTCGGCGCAGATCAGCCAACTCGTCTGCCCTTCCGATATCACGCTCGCCAAGCCTCTCCAAGCGTTCCGCCCGACGATCACGACGGTCGGCACGGCCCTCACGACGCTGCTGAGGTCCACCTTCACGACCCTGAATGCGATCGATCTCTTGCACCAACCTGTCCCGACGACGGTTCGCCCGACGCAACAAGCGACGACGCTCAAGTTCAGTGAAGTCAGCCTCAGCGCCCAACTCACGGTCACGCCTACGAATCCTGCCTCGCTGATCCCTCTCTACAGCCCCCGCTCCCCGACCAATTGCCCCACGGAATCGGCCTGCCGGTCGGCGCAAAGGCGACCTGTCATGATCACCCGGTTTGTAATCGATCTTCTTACCGTTGGCATCCACCAACTGAACGGACCCAGCCAATTTCCGTGCCCCACGGGCGAGGCCACGGAATAGAGCACCAGAAGGCCGCTCCCAGATGGTGCCCTCCTGAACCAAACCGTCATTATCGGCATCTCTGGCGTCAGGATTGTACGGAACCACCTTGGGTACCCGGCGAGCCGCAGCCCCAAGGCGACCACCGATACCACCCCGTCGGCCAAACACTTTGAACGCCATGAAAATGTCATCCGCAGATGCGTCAAAGCGGGCAGCCTTGATGTCAATTAGTGAGTCTTTGTTCAGCCCAGATGTTTGACTAATCCGAATGTCCGACACGTTTCTTTTACGCCCCGGAATCGGATCGGCCCGCAACGCAAGTGCCTTCTGCTGAGCGAACAGAGCCGGGTACTCGTCACGCTCTGGTCGCCAGTAAAGCGCCTTCTCCATTCCGTAACGCGCTGTCGGCGGAGCAAGATAATACGCGGGCTTACCGCTCACCCGGCGAGGCGCCCTCTCCGACAGGTACAAAGTAAACACCCACTTGGGGACCATCGTGCGATCACCGCCGACGGTGTACACAACGATCCGCTGCTCTGCGTCTGGAATCTCCTTGAATGTCGGTTTAACTGACAGATTCTTCGGAAACGCTTTGACCAACTTCTCAATAGCAACATATGGGTTGATCAGAACTTCTGGATCACGCTGGATGCCTGCCCAGCGAGTTCTCATTTTTGCTGCTTGCGCTTCGCTGAACGGTCCCTTACGCAGAACCCGCACTGATCCTTCGGGATACACATACTCAATCGATGCGGCACCCTTGGTCAGTAGCCGGATCTCATCACCGGCGATGCCTCCGCTCTTAATTCTGGAAGTGACATACACGGCTTCTCGCATGTTGTCGTGATTTTCCATCGACAACAGATCCTCCGTGGTGGCAGCCGGTTCAAAGACCACACCATCCCGTCGAATCACACGCGTTGTATTTCTATTCTTTTTTGCGTATTCGACCACATCCGCAACCGCCGAATCCCGGCGGGCAATGTTCGGCTTTGTCTTCCCCGGCATCGCCGCTTCACGAACTACGGCAAACGGATCGCCCTTCGGCTTTTTTGCTACAACATCCCGAACCACATCGGGATAGTCGGCCGCCGTAGTGCCCTCAAATCTACGAGTCAACTTGCTTCTGTCGGCAGCAGATACAGCACCCGGACCCCTGCCGGGGACATCAAAGACAACGCCACCACAGTTCCTCAGATTCTGTTCTGCGAAACGGCCCCCGTTTTCATAGCCTGACGGACAGCGCAACGCAGCACCACCAATACTTGGTAGACCACCGCCCCCTCCGATTCCTCCACGACCGCCCGCACCGCCTCCGCCCGGAGTTAGCGAACCATAAATGGCAGAACGAATAGGACTACGGAATTTGCCCATATCGCCGGGGATGAAGAACGAGGCCATGCTCTGGAGCATTCTGCCCATCCGACCATGACTGTTGACCAAACCAACTTTTTCTTCGTATTCCCTGTCCCAGTCGAATTCCTCATCCCAATCAAAGGATCCGGGCATAGGAATCGACCGATGTCCCTGCTTGAAGCGCGCCGCCTTATATTCAACAGCATTTAGATCTTTTCCAATGGGACGAGTGCTCATTCCTCCCGACATACGCGAGAGCCGTCGATAGAGTCGCCATCCAGCGATCTCAACCCCGCCATCAGGCTCACTCTTTCTACGACGCTTGCGCTTGCCCGGAATGGCCCGACGAGCCACCCGGCCTGCCACGCGGCCAGCACGACGGCCATGGTGATTACCCTCATTCGGCCACTTGCCGGTAGTTTCGTGATGCAACCACGCACAAATTCGTTGTAATGGATACAACTCTGGATGGTTGGCCAGAATGACGATGCAGCGCCGAAAGCCCCCCGGCTTCCGCATTATGGGACGCCAATATTTAAGGAGTGCCTCAAGATTCCCACGACGCGGACCGTGACCACGGAGAATATCTCCGGTGATCCGTTCCTGTGGGATTATGTCAATTAAGTCTTGAGGTAGTTTGACCTCAAGATCAGCATCAAGCATGACACTCCCTAACGTGGTTACTTCTTCTTGCTATCCTTCGGTGCTGGCTTCGGAGCGGGCTTCGGAGCGGGCTTCGGAGCAGGCTCCGGCTCGCCTACGACCGTGCCACGATTCGGATCAAACTGATTCTTTTTACGCATTGGATTCATTACCTCCGTTGTCGGATTTCAAATACATGTCGGGTATAACCCATAACTTGCATATTCCCATAGGGTCTATTTCACCCTTGACGATTTCACACGCCCTTGGTCCCCTATAGAACACACAATTCGCACATACAATCCCCTCATCTCTAAAGGGATGCTTGTCAATGTAGTGAGCGCCTTCGTTGTTGGCGTCCCTTTCCCATTGACCAGCAGTACGAGCGATCAATTTGTAAGCGACAATCTGAGCGCGCTGCCGCGCACAGATCTGGGGCTTCCCCGTATCAGGGGCGTCATGCGGCACGACACGACGCAAAGGACGAACAGTGCCGCCCATATTTCTCGTCGTGCCGTCAGGAAGAACCCGTACTATCGCCTTAGCCTGCTCGCCGGACACCACCAATCCCTCACTCCCAATTGTCTGGAAGCAGGTCTGTTGCGCCCAAAGCCCTTGCGCGCTTCTTTATATGCCTCTTAGTGGCGTCGGGATTTTTTGACCGACCGAATGCTTGAATGGCGTTCTTCAAATCACCAACGTCACGAATCGGATATGACCCATCTTCCATGGCCACTCCACGCTCGGCATACTCTTGGCGAGTCTCGTCGGTGTAGACACGCTTCTCATCGGCTGGAAATTCTGCTTCAAGCATCTGAAGTTCCATCAAAGAAGCAACAAACTCCGCTTCTTCAACGGCACTCTTGCCATCCCAATCTTCTGGTAGAAGGTCGGTCTTTTCCATTTCCTCAGCGCGCTTAGCAATATGCTCCCTGACCTCGTTGTCGTCCTTCACCCGACCGGCAGCCAAAATGGCATTCTCCAAATCTTCGTGGGTGACGATCGGGAACCTTCCGCCAGTGAGGGCCATACCCTGATCAACCAACTCCGTGGCCTTTTCAGTCGTGTAGACACGCTTGATCCTGACCTCGGCTTCAAGGGCTGCCTTTTCAAGCATCAGTTCCTTGATCTCCTCCTCCTCTTCATCGGTCAGTTCGATCATGTCTGTGCCAAGGAAGTTGCCGTCTACTGAAACGTAGGCGTCATACGACTTGCCATCCTTGCCATTGATCTCAACGACGTAGGCATCTTCGCCTTGGAAGAGATCGGCATCGACGCCAAGCGACTCGCCCTTGCAGTGTTGAAGAGCGATCATCTCCGCCTCGGCAAACGAGACAATGTGTACCCCTTCGTTATCGGCGGACTTTTCTTCGATGCTCTCGGCAAGGGCAATCCAACCCAACGTTGCACCCGCACCTGAGTAATAGGTCTCAATGGGTCCACGATCGGTCTTCAAATCAAGAACAAAGATGTCATCCTTGGGTGCGTAGCCAGAATCGACCACATGACCTTCAAACTCTTTCTCCGCCATGACCTCAATCTCAAGCAGGCCGGGAAGACCCTTTTCGCTAGCGCATCCACCGCGGCAGAAGTTGCAGACATCGCCTGAAAGAACCTTGCGCTCAATGGCACACAGGAAGTCGTCATCTCCAAGTTCACTAACTTCTCGCTTAGTCAACCCAAGACGTTGCATCCTGCTAATCAAGGCATCTTTATCCAAGAGATCCTTCACAGACGCAGGCTCATCTTCTTTCTTGCCAACCATCGTCGCTGGCCTGAAACGCCTACGAGGTGCCTCGTCCTCATCATCGTCCGGCGGACCGGGGGGCGGACCATCCGGCGGGCCAAAAGAAGGCCCATCTGGCGAGGGGCCATTCCGGGCCTGCTCCAGCAACCGTGCTAACCGTGGATTCGCCTGCGGTGGACCGTCCGGTGCCGCGGCTGCGGGAGGAACGGCTGGACGGGGGGGCGCGGCAGGGGGTGCGGGTGAGGGAGGGGCATCGGGTGGGGGAGGGGCCATGGCTGTGGGAGCGGGCGGCGGTCCGGGGAGAGCCTCATCGTCGTCCGGCATCGGAACACGCACCCTGCGCTTTTCGTCTCCTTCATGATACGGCTTCTCCTCGTCATCTAAGGTCGGCACTTCCTCGTCGTTTTCATCGTCATCAACCTCAACGACATAAGCCTTCATGTCATCAGTAACCTCTTCGGGGTCCATTTCGACAACAACAATCTGTCGCTTCTTTGGCACCTGAGTCTTCTCATCCTCTTCTTCATCAAACTCGGGATCACCCGGCTGTAACACAACAGCGTCATATGGATAACCAGTCGCTACTGGGTGGGCCTTTTCCTCGCCATCAGACTCTTCCGCCTCTTTGGCATCAACACCGTGCCACTTGCAACTCGCGTCTTTGCAATCCTCTTCGGAATGATCAGCCTCACCAAGACCCTTTTCTTCAGTCTCGTCTTCGGCCTCAACCTCAACATCCTCTTCAGCGCCTTCTTCGGCGGCCTCACCATCGTCCTCTGACTTGACCTCGGTCTCATCTTCAACGGCCTTTTCTTCGACTTCGGTCTCAATTTGAGACGCGACCTCCTCCAAGGCGGCGATCTGGTCTTCCAGAGACTTCTCTTCAGTCAGAGATTCCTCTACGACCGTCTCTAATTCTTCGGTATTGATCTCTTCTGACATTTCTACTCCTTAAGAGATTCGACGTTGGACAAAGCCTTGCCCATTGCATTCACAAATTCTTCTTGATTATCTACCGGCATCAAGACATCCAAAGTCTTAACTCCGGCAGCAAACAACTCGGGAGTGGGGAACCTCACCGGAACCCCAACGCCGGACAATGCCTCAACGACATCGACAACTTCATCCTCCGAAGTGCATTCAAACGAAATCGAATCAGAAAACTCGGAATACTTGCCGGGGATAAAAGCCTTCTCCTCTGGATCCTTGCGCTCCAACGGACCCTCAGAAGGCATTACCTCGTTGATGATGCTCTGAAGAACTTCAACAACCTGAGCGATTTTTGTGACGTTGCGAGAGGAAATCTTCCGACCGACCTTCGTTTCAATATCCTCCTCTAAGGTCTTCTCTCCACCGCAAGTTCCACCACAGCCACAACCGGTCTTGGCTTCTTCTCCGACCACTCGCACAACAGTTTCCAAAACCACCTGCTTAGGTTGGGCAAATAGAAACTCAGAATTGGTCTCGTCAAAATGGTAACCAACAACCCACGCCTCATCACCCTTAGAAACAATGGCCCGATTGTCGTCAAAGTCCACCAACTCAATATCTTGATCAAAAGCAACCTTGACCGCTTCTGCTAGCAAAGTCGCTGCTGACTCCTGAGGCTCAAGATCACCAGTTAGATCTTTAACAGCGCACAACTCTCCGTCCCTACCGCACTCGGATGCTTCGTTGTCCTTCACAGACATGGTCCCTGTCAACTGGTTGGCACCATGCAGGACTGGCGAAACTTCATAAAGTTCTACTTCTTTCAGGATGTTCGCCTGATGAGTGTGGTCGTAATCAGCATCAATGGTCTTGTAACCAATGCTCCACTCCTGTTCCTCACCGAAAAAGGCAACATTCGCAAACGCTTCCTTGCCCCGCTCGGCATTCAAATTGAACTGAACCTTCGCAAATAGGCCGCCGACGCCAGCAGCAAACATCTTCTGGGGTAGTCGCCGGTCCTTGGGAGGAACTTCAAAAATATCTAGAACTTTCCCAATCGGCTCATTCCAGTTGTGTCCCCACACCACTCGTGGCTTCCGTCGTTTGAGGGAACCATCAAAAGCACCCGGAATAATAATGTCGCCTACGGAATCTTTATTCCCAATGGCAGCGACAAAGCACTCAACAATGCCCTTTGCCTGATCAATATTGACCTGACCAGCACGGGCCTTAAATTGAATGTCAGTTTCTTCTTCTGAAAGAGTCATAGTTGGCATAGGCAATCCTTATACGATCGCGATCGTGCAAAAGTCTACATCCGGGTATCTCACAGAAACGGAAGGTTTACTAAAAGTAGTTTAAGTAAACTACGACTTGCCAAACTTAAGCAAGCATCGACAATTGATTACCATCTCCGGTGGCGCCAACGGATCACCCGGAAAACGTAGGACTACATTTCCGGCCTTAAATCCCTCTTTAATCCCAACGGTCTTGCCCTCCAAGGCGGCGTGTGCAGCACGAACCTTTGAATCCTTGCGCGTGATCCACGTTTTGGTCTGCACTCCGGCACGCGTCCCACCGTGGTACATGCCTGCGTTATAAGCCCCAGTGCTTTCAACCTCAGCGATATTCACTAGACGCTTGGTTAGAAGTGCCGCAAATACGGCAGCAACAGCCGTCCCAAGAATCGCCACCTTCGCTGCCAAAGAGGCATCGTCTCCGTCGTCCCCCAAAAGGAGGGTCGCTAAAAGAATCGCACCAGCGAGTTCCTTTTTGGTGGTTTCGTTAACATGCTCCGCCCTAACCATTTGACTTTCGATATATTTCTGAACATCGTCATCTTTGGTGTCCAATTGCTCATCCGAAGCACTCAAGGCTGTCCCCGCAGCCTCAATCATTGCGCCCTCCACCAGCGGTACTAGATCATCACGGAGTTGTTTGTTCCAAACCTCTTGATCAAAGATGCTCTCCACCGTCAATTCGTCACTAGACAAAAGCCGCTTTGCTTTAGCCCCAGACACCTTTTCGGTTACAACCCTCTCCTGTCGTTCAAAGTAACGCTCCAAAGAGCGCTTGAAGATCGCTTCCCAACGGTCGATGTCCTGAAACGCCTTGCTTTCCCACTCGCCATTGAGACTGAAATGCTTGACATCGAATTCGTCCAACGCATCCTGAAGATCTTTAGGTATCATTGGGAACTCGCCCGGAGGGAGTTCCGGTGCTACGCCTGCTTCCGGAGGCGGTATCGGTGGTGCCCCCGGCGGAAGCGGCGGTTCGCCGCCCGGAGCCGCTGCGCCCGGTGGAACCGGTTCACCACCACCCATGGCCCCCGGCATGCCCGGTGCCTCCGGCATTGCTTCTTCCTTCGGCATTGCCTCTTCAGTATTGCCGATAGGCGCAAGGTTCGGATTGGCCAACATCGAATCTGACAGGTAGGCGTCAACCTTCTCCCGACCGGTACTTTCCCGATACTCGTTCGGAGTGATCAAACCCTGCTGAACCTCTGTCAAGAGGGAGCGTTCCCGCTCCTGCTTGCTCAAAACCAGCACAGGAACCGTAGAGGTATCAAATGTTACATAGTAGTTATCATCCAATACGTCAAACCCGCGAGACAGCAACTCCAAATGTGGCGCCATCGTTTCAGACCAAAACACTCTTCCCTCTTCTGCCGCATTTGAGAATGTTCGCCCCGAAGCATTTCCGATGACCGATTCAGGAACACCGAATGAGGCCAAGATCTCTTCCTTCGTCAAACTTCTCAACTCACCGTAGGCGGCGTCGCGTGGACTGGCCGCCGTGTCTACGAAATCGGCACCGTCATCTGAGGAGATAACCCCGATACCCCCACTGCGGGCAAGATTCCCTCGGAACCGGGCCTGCAACTCCTGTTTGTCGTCGTCATCGATCTGTCCTCTGAGAACCAACAGACCGCCGGGACGACCGTCATTGAGCAAAAAGTTCCTGTTATAGAGTTTCGCTAGCGTCTCGGTTTCAATCGCAACGCCTGCTGACTCCATCGGAGTCATTGACAAATAAGGATCCAACGGATGTGGACGCCGAATCCACATAACGTTCTTTGGATTCAAACGCTGCTTCTTCCCATTGGGAAGTTCAACCTCAAAGGCAGCGACAAACTTCTTCTGATCAGGAATCGGAGCAGTGCTTTGTGGGGGAAGGATGTGTAACGCTGTCGGCATCCCCCCTCGGCCACGAATGATCTCAATGAAAACACCCCTAGTGCTCATGAGCAACTGCGCGGAAACCCTGTAACGGAAAGCAAAAGCACTTTCGCCCATGTTGGATTGCTGATTTAAGAGAGTCGCTATTTCTTTATTGTGATCTTCCTTTGGAACAATCTCACCAAACGGAGAGTTATTCTGTAGAAACGTCATAGGAAGACGGGCCTGATTACTCGCAATTACATCGATAGCACGATAAACCCATGTAACCTTGGCTAGACCTTCACGGTATGCACGTTCAATATCCCAGCCGTCTGTATAAGGCTTGCCGACTAGGCCAGCGTTATATGCTATGGGGGCACCAACTGAGATAACCTTACCCTCAGTAGCCCCTATCGCTTTATTGCCAATATTCCACGCCATATTTATTCAGCACCCAGAAGATAGCCATACAGCCCGCAACCCGCGCCGAATCCTACGAGTCCCCAGCCGATATGAAATTGTCCTAAACCTACTCCTAATAGTATTACAGAAGATGCCATGCACGCATGAGCAATGTTAGTTCGGGTGAACAGCCTGATAAAAAACACAATCAAATCCCATCATGGCAGGAAAGGTCAGTGGTATCATAACTCATCATGAAAGATTGGTCCGACATCTATGAGTTCCTCCAGCCAAAGGCGCCATTATTCTGTCCTGAAGCGCCATCTCTCACACAAAAGACATTTCTCCGCACACAAGGACTAGAAGCGCTCTTCGGAGGCGCCGCCGGTGGCGGTAAATCATCCGCTCTCCTCATGGCTGCCCTCCAATTCGTTGATGTCGGTGGCTATTCCGCAATCCTTTTCCGACGCACATACGCTGACCTTGCTTTGCCGGGCGCGCTAATGGATCGTTTCCTAGCGTGGGTAAAAGAATACGACGACATCCATTGGAATGGCGCCACCTATGTTGCAACATTTCCATCGGGCGCAAGAATAACATTCGGATACCTCAACAATCAGAACGACTATCTCCGCTATAAGTCTTCTGAGTTCCAATTCATTGGCATGGATGAGGTAACTGAAATTCGTGAATTTGACTATCGATACCTATTCTCTCGTTTGCGTCGTCCCAACGCTGGCCCTCTCTCCAAGGTTCCACTTCGCATGCGGACAGCATCCAACCCAGCACCAAATTGGGTCAGACAGCGGTTCATCGTAGAAGGCAAAGAGAACGGCAGAATCTTTGTCCCAAGTTTCTTGGACGACAACCCCGGCATCGACCCAGACTCCTACCGGCGGGCACTCCAAGAAATCGACCCAGTGGAGCGTCAGCGACTGGAGAACGGCGATTGGTGGGCGGCAACGACCGGGAGCATGTTCGACCGCGAGGCGTTTGTCGTCATCGAACCCTCGGACCTGCCAGACTTCAAACAACCTAAATATATTCGGTTCTGGGATCTGGCCTCCACCGAACCATCTCATGTCAACCCCGACCCCGACTACACCGTCGGCACTCTCGGGGTGTTCGATCAGGGCGTGTTCTATCTCATCGACATACAGCGCATCCGCGGGAAAGGCGACAAAGTGGAGCGTCTGATAGCGGAGACCGCCCAGATAGACGGTCCTCACGTTTCCATCAGGATGGAACAAGAACCGGGCAGCAGCGGAAAGAACCTCGTTGATCAGTACGCCCGTTACGTCCTACCCGGATGCGATTTCATCGGAATCAGATCCACCGGCGACAAAATCACTCGGGCCAAGCCGTTCGCCGCAGCGGTCGCCAATTCCAACGTCCGCCTTGTTCGGGGGCCATGGATTTCGGATTTCCTAGACGAGATGTCATCCTTCCCAGAGTCAAAATGGCACGACGATCAGGTCGATGCCACCGCTGGATGCTTCACGGAGGCCGCCGGTCTCGGCTACGGAAAGCGAAGCCGGGTACAAATTGTGGTCTGATGCTTGACTCTCGCCCCGACGCGCGGATACGGTCAGCGCTCCA